GGTAACGTTACCGCGAACAACACTTTCCAGGTCGAATTTCACTTCCGGGCCAACAATGGCGTAGAACGCTTTGTTGATGGTCCGGGTATCGATCTTGGTAGAACCAGTCACGATGGAAGTGTTCTTCTGAGCACGGTTACGGATCAGCTTACGTACACCCCTGCGGATGAGGTCGTAGCAGACTCGTGAGTCGTCATCGTCAGTACCAGCAACAACGGTCGTATCCTGACCGACAAGCTGGATTGCGGTAGCAGTACCGGCGTACATCATGTTGGTGCCGGTCAGCATGTCCAACTGGATGAGATCTTCGTTCCGGCGATTCGCCAGGAGTCCGAGCTCTTCACGATAATGAACCTGAACTTGATCTTCAGCGAACATCTCGACTTCGTCGGTGTAGTCAAGCATCTCGCCGTAACGGGCGAAATTGGTAGAGATCGTCACCTTGGTGATGGTCTGCTTGTTTACCGCACCAGCGCCTTCTGCCAGAGCTGCGTCGTCCGCCAGGCCGTCAGAGACGTCGATGATTGAACGAGAGCTGAGGTAGCCTTTGGTTGCGAAATCGCCGTCACCAGTCGCACGATCAAAGATGTGCAGCCATTTGGAGACTTTGTAAGTGGTACCCATTTTCAGGGGCATTGATCTACGATCGGCGAACTGCGCATAAACAGCAATTGCGTTAGCTGACTTTACGCCGGCTTTGTCGTAGTAATGGATTACGGTGTTCTGACCGTGGGTCGAGTCACCAGTTGCACGATTAGTCGTGCCATATACGTTTGAAACCATGATAGTTTCTCCTAAATTTGATTAATTATTCAGCATGGATCTTTTTGTACCATGCATCGTATGCTTCATCGTCATCATCGAGATAGTCGACGACACCTTTGCGGTCAGCTCTTTTTCCAGTGGAGGAGGCTGCCCGCTTTCTTTCGGCTTCAGATGATGCCTTATCAAATTTAGAATCTGCATCTTGTGCGCCCTTGTTGAGATCGTCGACTTCGGTTTGTCCGGCTTTCGCCTTCTCTTCCGCAGCCAGCTTGTCGCCAACTTGTTTGCCTGCAAGCATGTAGTATTCGAGATCAGACTTGGTATGTCCATCAAGCACTTTCATTTTCATTGCTACCGGAGCGACTGTGTCGTACATGCCACTTTTAATGTCGTGGTGTAAACCCGCTATAATGCTCGGGTTGTCCGATATTGCACTTCTTGAAGAGTCGTCCCACTGCTCGTCTATGACGTCTATAGTGATTTTGAACTCTTCATCACCTTGGATTTTACTCGTAATTTCTTCGATATCAAGGGTTTTTTCATCTTTACCGTATTCAGTCGGTGTGTACGGTGTTGCGTCTTCGTCTTCAGAAGTCAGGTCATATGCGTCAACCTTGCTCATTTCCATCATCTTTTTGAGCGCACCTTTGTCGCCTTTCAGCGCATCCAGGGCTATGTTCAGGTTGTCATGTGTGACACCTTCCTGCTCCAGGGCAGAGATCATTTTCCGGTACGGAGCGATCTTCTGCATTTTCTGGGTGTAGTTCATTGACTGACCGAAGACGGTCGAGAACTGCTCGATCATCTCCTTGTCAGTGAAAGTAAACTCCTGGCCGTTGGCTTTGAACGTAGTGCCTACAGGCTCTTCGTCTGTCTCGTCATCGGCATCAGAAGACTCTTTCTCGTCAGCGTCTTCGTCCACTTCCTTGCCGGCAGCTTTGTCCGCGGCTTTATTAGCGGCGTCAATTGCAGCGTCAGCAGTAGCAGCGGCGTCAGCAGCAGCCTTGTCGGCTTCACTTACTTCTTCCGTTTCTGGTTCGTCGGCTTCTTCTTTGCCGGGTAGCACTTCTTCGCCATCATCTGTCTCCAGGGTTGTGTCGTCAATTACGTCCTCCATAACTTCTGACGTAGCAGGTGGAAGGTCATCCTCAGCTACACCCTGCTCACGACGGATAGCACGAAGTGCCTCCAGCGGGTCCAGGTCATTGTCCATCACATCTTCCATGATCTGCTCGTCAGTAAGTTCTGTCATGACATGTTACTCCGCTGTTTGAGCAGCTATAGCGGCTGCAGCTTCTTCGGCTTCGAATGCCGCCAGTTCCGCTTCCTCGTCGTCAGACAGGATAGGGTTTTTGGCGCCTTCATATTCGTGCTCGATGATTTTGAAGTAGTAGCCCAGGTTCGAAATGGCCACCAGGTCTTCGATCACGTGCGGACGTCGACCTTTGTCGATGATCTGAGGTACACCCAGCAAGGATACAGAAGCTAACGCTTTTTCCTTGAGGTAGCCATCCATGATGACTTTTTTGAAGTCGCCGTTGCGTTGTAGTCGGAGCCAGGCTTCGCCCATTGATACTGCATGGTCGAGGGAAATTGTTTCAAGTTCTTGCTGTGTTGGTGCGGAATTGCTCATTTAGAGTTCCTGTAGTTGTGGTTGGTAAAGCTAAGTAAACCGAATGATATCCTAAGGGATACCATCCAGTCAATTTATTTCGCAGGTTTCGGCTTCTCCTTGGACTTTTCTTTGGAGATGTGCAACTTGGTGATGTTGTCCTGGACCTTCTGGCGCTCCTGGGAACGCTGCTGAGAGTCCTGCTTCTCCATGTCCTGAGCGTGCTTGGTACCGTCAGCCTGCTGAGTGAAGTCCAGATCCTTGAGATCTGTGTTCGACAGCAGCTCACGAGTCTTAGCCCGGTTGAGCATGGCTTGAGTCTGTTTGTTGACCATATCGACCTTGTTCTCTTCCGCTCTGGTCTGGCGCTCGAAGATCTCGACTTCAGTCTTCTGGATCTCGAGTTCCTTCATCTTCTCGGCGAATGGGTCAGGCTGAGGCTGGAATTCTTCCAGGGACTTGGCCAGGTCAGGCATTCTGTGCAGCTTAGCTATCTGGCCCATCAGCATCTGTCGCATCTGGGGATCCATCTCTGGTCCCAGGGTCTGCAGCAAAAAGCTGAGCTCTTGGGCCTTGGCGGAGTTGTCTTCCGCGGTCGAGACTTCAATCGCTATATCGATCTCGCCTGCCAGGTCATCAGATTTTACTGGGACGTACTCTGCATTGGTGATCCGTACGACATCCTGTTCGTTGAGGAACTCGCTGTTGTATGACATCCACTTGCGCATGAGCGGGTTGATTAGGTTCTCGGCGATGTTGCGGACGATGTCTAATCTACGGACTGATACCGCATCAAGTACTCCACTGGCTGCTCTGGCTGTAGATCCGAGAGACGCACCTGCTATCCCTCCGGTGAACGCCTTGACACCTAGCATTGACTCGGTCTCGTTGTTGTTTTGTTCCATGACGGAGAACACGCTCGGTGGTATGGCGTTGTATCCACCTTCGTAGAAGTCAGCCGTGCTACCGTTAAACTGGAAGTTCTTCCCGTTGAGGAAGCGTTTCGTGTTGATCGGATCCAAGGCACCAGTTCGTACACCCTTCTGGGCATTGTTCGAATTGGCCATGTTATCGATGATACCACGCTTGATGGCAGTATTGATCTTCTGGTTATCGCCAACCAGCTCAGCTGAAGCTTCACCGTATATCTTGAACGGCGTGCTGTTGTTCATCAGGATCAGGAAGGGCAGTGACTGGTCCGGGTAAGGATTGGACTCGAGCTGGATGATGATGTCATTTACCCAGGTACAGATTATGGGCTCAGCTACTCCGTCACCGTCGACATCATAGTTGCCCCAGTACTCATACACAATGATCTTCTTACGAGGTTCATCAGTGAATGTAAACTGAGTTTCATCTTCCGGATCGAAGGACCCCATCGTGTCATCGGTAGAGGCGTCAGTCTTGCCAGCCACATTACGGGCTAACTTCTTGAGATTCTTGTACTTCTTGGTTTTCCGCAGGGTGGACAGGTCCGACTCATAACGGTGGATCATGAACTGTGCTTTGTCCATGTCGCCTTCAGAGGTCGGATCGATGAAGATATCTTCTAGCCGGCACACCTGCGCATGGGGCTTGTTGACCTTTACTTTGAGGCGCTTAACCTGCTTGGAGCCTACCTGAATGACGTTGCCCCGCATGTCTAGTCCGTATATGGGCAGCTCTTCTTCGACAACTTCGTCTTCGTAGTCCCAGCTACATTTAGTTACTACCGTACCTTCCTGGTAGTACAGCTTACAAACGTCTGTCATGAACTTGTAGCGTTTGAAGTGGCGTGCGAATTGGGTGTTTAGCACGAGCTGGTTCTGCTCTGCAGCGGGCCTGTCTTCGTGCGTTACTGGTGAGCACTTGACAATGTCAGCGTCTGCTACGAAAGGATCTTTGATGGATGCATGCTGCCATTCGTCCTGTCGTTTGATGTCTCGAGATACGATCGCAGACTTGCCAGCTTGCTCGTTGCCGTACTTGGCGCCGTTGTAGTGATCCCGCCAGGTCTCGACCTTGCCTACCATTTCCTGGCGAAGGGAGTCAGCAGAGTTCATATCCTGCTTCAGATCTTTAAGGATCTGCGTCTTGGTGGGTTTTACTATCTCGCCATTCGCTGATTGCGTGGCGATGTCGTCTGAATCGTAGGGCATTATGATTTCCTTCCGTACTTCATTTTAAACCACGTATTAAACGCGAAGGTTGCTACGACACTGACAATACCGATTATAGCGGCTACTATGCCCCATTCGTCTACTGTCAATCCTAAAAATAGTGTTGTGCTGCCCGCTGTATAACTCAAGGCTGTTGATACCTGATCCATATGTAAACCCTTATTCATCTTGTTGGCGCTCAAGGTCCTGTAGCCGTTCAATTTCTACGTTAAAGTCGAGTATACAGTCTCGGTAATATTTCGTTTGACCTTTCTGCGCCTTAATGTATCTAATCACTTCCTGGAAGTTGATACCGATATTACCATAGTCTGTGGGTGTAAATCCAACCCAAGCTAAACTATCTGCATCGACAATGGCCCTTGGCTTAACCTCGAGCATGCGGACAGGCGCCGGAGACGGGTAATCTGGGCATGTAACCTTCGTGTAAGAAAGTTTGGTTTGCACCACAATCTTGGGGCTAAACCAGCAGCCCGAGAGTAGTACGACACTAATTAGCAGTAAGAGCTTCGATTTCATCGAACACCTGTTTAGTTTTCTTGATCATAAGATTCTCAACCAGGCCGGGTTTCTTAGTGATCAGCTTAGCGAAATCATGGTCCTGGAAGACGTCCTTCATCTTGTTTACCTGGGCACGGGCTTCGTCCCTCTGTTTTTCGATCTCGGCGGACTTTATCGCATAGTTTTCGAGCTGAGTGGCAACGAGTTCTGCTTCCTGTTGCGCGGTACGCAACGAAGTCTCAGCAGCTTCCTGCATAATGACGGCTTCTTGCAGGTCGTTCTTCAGCTTGAGGTTGGACACGTAGAACCAGAACAGAGTCATTCCCATGATCACTATAAGACCCATGAGTGGTTTGTTAAGCATCAGACTTCCATCCCCTGGATCGGTCGGATTTCACAATTGTTGAATGCGTGGACTGGCTCACTCACACCGTTAACGGTTTGTCTGTCGAGTAAATAATCGCAGTGGAGGAACACTTCGTTGTTGTTGAAACATTCCACGAGGGCTTCCGTTAGGCGATCACATATCCACACGTCCTTTGCGTATGAGTATATGTGCTCTGTCCAGACGTTCTCACCGAGGTACTGACCAATCTCAGTTGCTATAAAAATTAGATCTGCTGCCATGCTATAACCCCTTCTGTTTGACGTCGTGGTATGCGTAGTTGGCCAATGCCACTCCGGTTATCGTGACGTAAGCAGTAGAGTCTACCAGTTTTAGGTA